CGTTCTTTTTAAGTATAACAGAATAGTTTGGCAAACTTGGGTTAAAAAATGTTACGTTACCCCTTAATAAAATATTTATATCTGTTGTAATATTTACACCACTTGTGTATGTAAACAACTGACCTAACCCATCAAGTGTAAAACTACCTGCCGTAATTAAAGTATATTCTACAATATCACTTAAATTAGTGTTTATAGTAATTAGTTTAGCTGCTGCGCTTAAACTCGTATTATTTAAAGCCGTAATTTTAGTTTGATTATGTGGAATAATCAAGCGTTTAAATATAGGCTCATCAAAGAAAGGGCAGTTAAAAGTATAATCTGTTCCTGCAAATATCTTTTGAATATATTCCTTAACATACAAAGCAGGTCTAAAGGTTGTGTATTGAAAGTCCTTTTTAGCCACCCCGTGTCCACCTGCGCCACCTGCACCATTACCCGTACTAACATCTCCGTAATCTATAAGCGGATAATAATAACCTGAACCACCAGGATTATCCCAACTATTGCTAATATTGGCTACGCTATAAGTATGGTTATAAGCACTAAAATCTAAATCATCTTCAGCATTAGTATTACCTGTTAATCTTTTATTGCCTAATGTAGTAATAAATCCACCTAACTCCCCCACAACACAACATTGATACTCGATTGTTTCTTTGTCTATAATTATTTCCAATATTCGTAAAGTGCCTTTGAATATCTGCACCTTATCTACAAAGATTTTGCAGTTAGCTTGTTTAGTTACGTTGTAATTATAACCTACGTTCGGTAAGTCATTATCGGTAAAGTTAGCGTTATTAAGTTCGAAGATGTAACCAAATATTGCGTTATTAACTCCCGTTCCTGGTATGCTAATTGTTTTGCTATAAGAAGTATTGCGACTACCGAACTCACTTACATCATCAATGGCATAAGTAAACTCGGTAGATATATCTTGCAATAAATCAATCTTCCTATCTTCAACGTATATTTCGGTACTAATCATTATCTAAATTGGCTTGTTAAGTATCTTCCTACTTCTATTTCAATATCAAAGTTAAATAGTTTGTCTGCGCTTTCTAACTTGTAATCGTAATTTGTTGCACTTATGGTAACAGGGAAATAAGCACCAAGTACTTCCATATAAACAATAGGAGACGATACAAGCTGAGCCAACCAAGAATAATCTTGTTCGCTAACCCAATCGCTAGTAAGCTTATATTTATCCTTATGCTGAATAGCATAGTTGAAAGTCGTTTCGTTAAGCCTGTTATATCCATCTGAGTTTTTCATTTGTCCACCACTTAGTTGCCAATCGGTGCGCCTATATGATGCTCTTTCAAATTCGCTTGACCTTTTATTAACTAAGGTAAAGCTCTTTGTTTCCCAACCGCCTAAACGATTAAGGAACTGCAAGTTATATTGTTGGAACTTAGGATAGCACTTTTGTCTTAGCTTGATAACTCTTGATTGAGTAGAACCACGCTTTAAGTAAAAGTTATATCCGTAAGTATTTGCGTTAATAATAGTAGAACCTGCAAAAGTATTTATGTGTGATGCTTCTAAGTTAAATAAGTTGAACTGACCGCTTAACGTAATGTTGCCAGATACAGTGCTTGTTACGGCTTCGCTTTCGTTTACTACTTCTACCCAAGCTGAATAAGTGCCTGAAGTTATCTTTAAGAACGATGCGTAAAAATTATCTCCGTATTCGATAGCTATGTTACTTAAATCCCTTTCGGTTAAAAAGTTATCCTTAAAGTTTTCTAATTGTAAACTGCTATAATAGGTAGCTAAATCTAAATAGGTTTGGCTTTCCATAAAGAATACATCGGCAAACAATGGTGGCACAAAGTTATAGGCTGAGTAGCTGCCAGATGCTAAGTTAGTAGTTGTAACACCGCTTACCTCTTCGCCTATCCTTACTTGATAATCTACTTTGATTTTATCGTTTGAAGCTACAAGTATTGAGTTGCCTGAAGGCTCAAAGTAATTAGTTACCGAACTTCTTACTATTGGTGCTGCATCAAATACGCCATAGCTACCCTCTGCACTTGGGGCAGGGAATACTTTAGAACGTATTACTTGGCTTCCGTTTATGTATACATCATAAACAAACTTAAAGTTTGTAGTTCCGCTATTTGTAGAACTTGAAACAAACCATAAGTTTTCGTGCATAGACGAATATGGTGCAGGGCTACTTGTTATTGTTATTGCCATTTGTTATTCTAATTATTTTTAATTCAAAGTCGCTTCCTAAAGCGGTTGAAACATCGTTTCTAAATTTCTCGTTTTCAAATACTTGTGTAACTGCGTTTGTGAAGTAATTTGTAGTTCTTAAACCTTTTCGGTGTATGCTTCTTGCTATTAAGAACGCAAGGCTTTTACTATCTGTCAAAGCTTTTTGTTCCGTACCAAGCTTTGTATACTTTTTAACTGCTACCGATTTTAAACTATTCTGTTCAATCCAAAGTTTAATATTGTCAATAGGTACTGACTTCTTATTTTTTTTGAATTTAAAACGAGTGTTAGGGTTAGCTTTTTTGTTATCAGTACCTAAAACCCCTTCGTCTACAAATTCAAAGTATTTAACTTGTTCACTATTTATTTTGTAACCTACTTCTAAAGTATATCTTGTACCAAACTTAACCACAACAGGTATTGCAGGTTGCGCTAAAGCACCAGAAGATATTGAGTTACTTTCCCTTAAATTAGCTACAATAGCATCATTAAAAGCTTGACCATATAAAGCAAGGGTTTCTTCTAATATAGGCAAACCTATTTCATCGCCAACTGCTAATGGCTTTAAACCAAGCTTTTGTATAAACTGGTCTCTTAATGCTTGTTGTTGTGCTGAACTAATACTCACGCTAATAAATATAAGGAAGGTCTAAAAATAACTAACCCCACCAAAAATGGCAGGGTCGGTCTTATTTAAGTTTCCTATGTTGCTCCTTATCGTAATCGGCTTTAGCCTTTAGATAGGATAGCGTGTTTAAGAATTGTATTGTGCTTAGTTCATAGCTTTGGTCAACTGTGATATTTTCGTGGTCGGCAACAGATTTGGCGCAATACTGCCATCCAAAATCTCGCATAAAGTTTGAACCCCCTTTAGTGCCAACTCCGAAGTCATCCCCTGATTCATCATTTCCTTTACCAAATAAGCCTTGGAAACTTCTATCCAATTTCTGTATACATGATAAAAAAAAACAATGGATTGGTAAACGTGCATAAAATTTGCCCCTTGTAAATCCTCGGCATACTCGCTATGCTTGGCTGCATCGTATTTATCATCTACCCATTTTCCGTACCAAGTTTTGCGTTGAGGCATAACCATTGAGGCTGCTAACTTGTGTAGGTTACCTACTAAGTCGGTGCTAAATACTTTTGTTTCGATGTATCTGGCTGCTTTAATTTGCTGCACATCATAAATAAACTTGTAACGTTTGCCGTTTACTTCGGTATACTTAACCGGCTTACCTTCTATCTTATCATCTAAGAAGTTTAAGGTTACCTTTAATTTGTTAAACTCTGCTACGCTTAGGCTATCTACTTGCGTGTCTGTAAGGTTATGTAAAATACCTACAAGCTTACTTTCTACATCAAGGGTAGTCCAATCCTTTTCAGGCTTAGTAACTATCGGATAAATCTGTTGGTACTGCCAAACTGTTAATTCGTTCCAAGTCATTTTCTTAGTTTTAACATTATCTCATAAGCAAGATGCCCACCTATGTAGCATAACGCTGCCAAAGGTAAGCAAATTGCAAAGAAGTACAATATTTTTATTACTTTAAGGATACGGCTACACTTGTTGTGCTACTCTTAGCAGGTGGGTAAACTTTTGTAACCTCGCCAGTAACTCCGTTAATAATGTCTAACCCTTGATGCGGAACTTTTTTAAGGAACTCTTCCATATCTTTTTTGGCTTTAGCTGCGCTATTATACTCAGTCATTATCTCCTCGTAAGCAGGACTTTCGCATTTGCTAAAGTCATACTTAACGCCTACTTCTCTAATATTAAACTTTGCACTCATATACTCGAAGTCCTTTCCATTTAATACGGCTGCTTGTAATACGGCATCTTTATAGTCCTTATTTCCCTTTAAGGTTTCGAGCATATCCTCTAAGGCTTTAACCTGAAGATGTGTTTTAAGCGGGTCAAGTTCCCCTGCGTTTAATCGTTCAATTAATTGGTAGGTAAACTCAGTCCTTTGCTCTTTTGTTGTTTCGAAGATTTGTTGAAGTTCCATTTGTTTATTTTTGGTTAAAGGTTTGGTTGTAGTATTCTTCTCCTGCTTCTCTATATCCATATACTCCATCTATCTTACCATAATAAGCATCTATTATCTGCTCTTTTTCCATTTGCTTGGCTTGTTCAAATTCCTCATCAAGTATAAACTCCTCGTATGCTGGTCTGTTATCATATAACTCCTGTAACCATTCTACTGCTGTTTTCATATTGTTTCTGGTTTGTAGTTATCTACATCAAAGAAGCCTATTTTAGCTGCATCTTCTGGTTTACGCATTCTACGTTTAGAAGGCTCATAACCTTTATCCTGGCAGTAGGTAAGTATCTCTAAGTAAGTAGCATCAATGTTAGACATCATTATACTAATCGGCTCACTTGCGTAATATTTGTCTATATATTCTTTTGTGCTTTGGGTCATTGTGTTTAATTGTGTAGTCAAATAATGCTGCCATTACAAAACCTGTTGCAATTAGCAGAAGGCAGATAGCGTAAATCATTTTGAGTAGAAGTCTTGAAGTTGTCCTAAAAGATAACAAGCTGCTACTAATACTGCTAAAAATTGTGCGGTTTCTTTTTTCATTGTGTTTGTGTTTTGATTAAATAATAACCAAATATACAAGTTTTACACAATCCACCAAATTTATTTTTGTAACCTTGTTGCAATTATAGGAAGGCATACCTACCCGTGCCACGTTTAAGGCTGAAATTCTGCCAAGCCAATGCCAAAGCCATAACTGCATCATCGTGAAAGCCTGAAGGTGCGGAGTACTTTACCCCTGTTGCCGTATACTGATACTCAAATACTTCTAATTCTTGGCTTATTATCCCTTCTGGGTAGCCTATCTTGCCTTGATGTATGGCAGCTTGTAAGCCTTCCATTAGTTGCTGCTTACTTGAACTTGTGAACTTTAAGCCTTGTATCATTACCCCTTCTCTTTGTAGGTCTTCAAGTATCGGGTCTCCAACCCCCGTAGAATCGACAAGGATAGGGCATTTAGGCAACCTAAGGATAGTTTGCTTGGTATTATGCCAATCCATTTGGAAGCGGTCAAAATAAGCCACGTTTCCGTCTTCGTCTAAGCCTACTATTACTGTCCAATCGACTGACTTCGCCAAATCAATTCCATAAGCTACAACAGGCATTGTTGTTACTGGGTGTAAGCATTTGCGAATGTGCTGACTCCCAAATGGGTTTGCTGCGTTCTCCGCAGGGTTTGCCATATACTCTTGCTCAAATACAACCTCTGGCAGTTGCTTACGAGCATCGTCTATTTCGTTAGGGTCAATGTATGGGTTATCGTATGTAGTAAACTTAAAGCTTTGCCAATCGGGTTCGGCTTTGCTAAACAAACTAAAGAAGTAGTTTTTACCTTTGGGGGTGCTTAAGAATATAGCTTTACCCTTAAAGTCCGTTAAAGTAGGTCTTATTGAATTTAGCCACCCATCTTCTAAGTCAGGTATAAAGGAAGCCTCGTCTACTATTACCAAATTAAACTTTCGCCCTCTTAAGTTATCCAAGCGTTCCCCTGTAAAGAACTCTACCTTGCCACCATTCGGGAAGCTAATATTTAAGTCCGATTTGTTATTAGGGAACGGAAGGCTATTGCAAAGCTTTTCAAAGAATACCTTAGCCAATTTATAGGTAGGGGTTATGTAAGCAACCTGACCACCTTTGATTGCGGTTGTAATACATTTTATTTGGCTTAACTCCGATTTGCCGAACCTTCGACCGCACATAACAACTATGTACCTGGCTTCGCAGTCAAGTATCTTCTTTTGATTTATATGTCCATTCGGTAGTTCTATCCGCATTAAAGAATTGTCTTGCCGTCTACAAATACTATCTCAATCCTGTTATCTGTTTGTATGTCCATTTGTTCCTTTGGCTTACCATAAACACGGGTTAGCAAAGTTTCTAAACTATAAAGGCTGCCCTTCTCTAAGCTTTTACGCATAGCTGCTGCAATCGTTTTTTCAAGTATTGTTGCCTTCGGGTTATCCCATACTGTTTTAAGTTCCTCTAAGTCCATTGACATCATAGCTTGTATCGTATCGTTTATCTCCGCAAGTTTATATCCCTGCTCTTTAAGTAGGCTTACATACTTCCTGGGTCTGCCGTTTGGGTTTCCCGATTGTCCTGGTTTAAAAGGTATTAAGTGTTCTTTGCTCATTCTGTTACGCTTCTGTTATTGAGCGGTAGGGTGGTATTGCACCCCTTCTCTTACCTGGAATGGTAAGCGCATTACTTTTATGCTTCTACCGCTTGTTGTCTTTCCTGCAAAGTTACTTTCTTTCCTTTGTACATACCTGCACCAAGTTCATCAATTTTACTGAAAGGTAGTATAGGAACTGTAATTTCACAAGTTTTATTTATTAAATATATATATCTAATTTGGAAGCCGTCAAGCATTTTACCGCCATTTTGCTTTATCCAATTAGTACCGCTTTTGCCGTTGCTTTCTTTTGTTCTATGTGCCGAACTTGTTAAGCTGCATACAACTTCTCCGTTTGGCATTTGGTAAGTACTTGTATTTTTATTTACTCCAATTAGCTTAAAGCCACTTGCTCTATAAATTGTTCCGTCTCCGCATAAGTTCCCGTCACTAAAACTTAATATCCATTTTATATGCGGTGCGTTCTTTTTAATTAATTTAATAGTAATTGCTATACACCTACTTTCCGAATATTTAGGCAGGTATTCATCAAAAGCCATTCTATTAAGTTCTATTACCTCATTCCATTTAGTGTCCTTTACATAATGAATAACCTTTGCTTTTACCATTGGACTTCCGTAACTCAATACTCCGTGTAGCTTTCCGTCTAAAAAGCAGCCAAAGTGAAGGGTGCTATTAGGCACTACCTTACCGCTATAATGGTTTTGCTTTACAAACTCATTAGCAATCTTTGCAGGTATTACTTTTACTATTATTTCTTTTGCTCTGCCCATTGCATTATGATTAAATATAAAGCGTTTCCGTTTGAGTTTTCGTTGCCCATTGTTTCTACGTACTTGTATTCCTCAGTACCTTTTATTTCGTCTATTGCGTTCTTTATTTGTGTAGCCTGTTCGTCTGCTAATGTAAAAGTCATTTGTTGGAATGGTGCTTTATCCCCGTCTGGTAAGCTAAAGTTTTCGCCTAAATCTTCTACATCAGAAAACCCAGGTATATCTAAACCCCACTCTTCTAATTGGTCGCTATCCCAGTTATTAGCAAGGTCGCTCCAATCCCATTCTCCATAGCCTACGTTGTCCTTAACTATAAACTCCTTTTGCTGCTGCTCGGTTAATTCACTTGCTTTAATAATAGGTATCTCTTTAAGTCCTGCTTCCTTACAAGCCTTTAATCTCATATTGCCACCAAGAACAACCATATCGTCATTAACAACAATAGGTCTAAGTTTTAGCATTTGTGGGAACTCGTTAATTGACTTTACAAGCTTATTAAACTTATCGTCTTTAATTATCCTGGGGTTGTTCGGGTTTGCTTTTACTGTGTTGATTGGTACGTTTTGTATCATAGTATGCCGTTAATTATGTCGTTTGCTTCGTCTATTGCGTCCTCTTGATCTAAGTAAGTGTCTACGTCTGCTATGTGCTTATTGATTAAAGTTTCTGCCATTGAGTATGTGTAGTGTCCTATTGTGGTCATATCGTCTCCGTCTTTACCCGTCTTACATACCGCAAGGAAGTAAACTTTGTGGGTTAATAAATACCATATTGCCCATAACTTTCTCATCGTCCTTGACCTCTGTATGATTTTTCTCTTGGCGTATGTTTGTTAAAGGACTTCTTTGCAGAGCCTCGCTTACGCTTTCCAAATGATGTTTTACTATTGTTCTCTTTAATCTTTGCCATAATTCTTTGCGTGTATCTCTTTTAGAAACTCTTTATATTGTTTTTTGTCTCCGTATTCTATGTGGCACTTCCTACACAAACCCATTAGGTTTTCAATAGTGTCTTTGTCTTTGCTGCCACCCATTCCCCTCGCCTCAATATGATGTATGTCTACCGCTTGTGAGCCACACACTTCGCAAGGAATGAAGTCCGTTTTTTTATACCCCATTCCCTGCAAATATATTTGTGTGTGTTTCCTCATAGCTTCCCCATTAAATTTTCCGTTGATTAATAATTAAAAATTTAACTATGAGAAATTAGTTTACTATAAATATACTTTCGGTCTAAATTTATCTCGTCAAAGTTATACTTCTTTTTGCAAAACTCAAAAAGCCTCTCTCCGCTTTCCTTTCGCATATCAGCATCGCTTACCAAATCTTTAATATGTTTGTACCAATCCTTCTGACTTTTAACGTAATGCACGGGCATATCTAAGTAAGGATTGACATAGCTAACTATGGCAGGGTTCTTTTTAGCAGCCGTTTCTAATACCTTAAGGTTGGACTTCATAGCGTTGAACTTATTATCTACCAATGGAATAACTGAAATGTCTGAGTCCGTATAAGCCCCCATATATTCCGTAACCTTTGCATAATTATAAATCGTAGGGTTAAGCTTTAGTCCGCAAGTAAAGGCATCTATCATTTTATCCCATATAGGCTTCTCTCCGTCATTGTAACCTGCAATAACAGTTCTTATGTTCATACCTTGTAACCTTTTGAACGGCTGCCTAAGTATTTCTAAATCTCTTTCGTGCGTTCCGCTACCGCTCCAAAATAATCTTACTTTGTAATCTTCGGTCTTGTTATCCTGGAACTGCTCTTGCCCGTAAGGTAATGCGTTTGGTAATATGTGAACGTTCTTATTGTATTGGCTTATCTCACTTGCTAACCTTTCGTGTGTGCAAGTGCAAAGGTCTGCAATCTCTAAGTAATCGGTAATCTGTTTGCCTATGTTATTGTACTTGTATCGGTAATACAATAAATGCGTTTCGCTAAGTTCCCAGTAATCGTCATTGTCTACTACTAATTTAAACCCGTACTTAGTGCGCCAGGTGTCCATTTGCTTTGCATCTATTTCGTTAAGCATTCTATTCATTAACACAATATCCCACCCTTGCTCTAATAGTTCGTCATTCAATACATCGGTAATAAGTGCGTACTCCTTTTCTAAATGTACTATCGGCATCATTATTCTATGTAACCCAACTCCGCTATTAGCTGAAGTTATACAAAGTATTCGCATCTTATATTCTTTTGGTTGTGATATATGTCTTGGTATTTATCCCATACGCTTTGCGCCCGTGCCAAGCTTTCGTCTTTCATTCGTCTATAATCAGTTCCGTTACCGACATCGTGTCCTATGTGTTCCGACCTCATATCTGGCAAGTAGTAATTAGTAAAACCTGTAATTGTTGCTCGTTCTCCGTAATCTGCATCTTGCATTCCGTATGGGTCATACTCGGTATTGTAACCGCCTATCGTGTCTATAAGTTCACGAGTAATAAAGTTATCGCCAAATGGTGTATGTACTTTATGAACTCCGTCTACTATTGGCGGTAATGCTTCTACGCAATGTATACCTATTATGCCTGTCTTTTCTATTCGTTGGGCAAACAAAACAAACCTTTCTAACCAATTCTCAGGAAGTAATATGTCATTAGCTAATAAGCAAACGGCATCGTAATTAGTAGTAAGCCTAAGTCCTGCATTTACTCCTGCTGCTATGCCTCGTTTTTCTTTTGACAAGTCATAACCTGCAAACGGGTAGTTAAAGGTTTCGTGCGTGTCGCTCCCATTATCTATTAGAAAGCAATCGGCATTGTAACCGCTATTGTAAAAGTTTTGGTTTATTACACGCTGCGTTAAATCGTGCCTGTTTTGTGTAAGTAATAAAATAGCTACTTTCATTATCTTATGTTTGAGCCGATTTCTCGTGCAGGAACTCCTGCATATTTAGTATTGGGTTTTGCATCTCCTTTTACAAAAGCACTTGCACCAATCATACAATTTTCTCCTACGTTTGCAAACTGATGTAGAACTGCGTTAAGTCCTATATTAGCACCATTGTCAATAATTGAATGCCCACCTATTTTTGCTCCGCAGCTTATAGTAACATTGTCTAAAATTGTACAATCGTGTCCAATGTGTGCGTGTTTCATTATGAAACAATTATTTCCAATAAAGGTGTCAATCTCCGTTCCTGCGTCTATTGTTACAAGTCCTGTAATAACATTGTTATCTCCAATGTATACTTTGCCTTTTTCTTTTTGCCAGAACTTTTTATGCTCGGCTTTGTCGCCTATAATACAATAAGCACCAATGTAATTTCCGTCTCCAATAATTACGTTATCACCAATGATAGCGGTAGGGTGGATAAAGTTAGCCATTCTTTTTTTTATTTTTAGGTTTAGGTTGTTCTTCGTACCAAGTATACAAGCGTTTAATCATATCGAAAATACAATTACCACACCATACTGTTAGGATAAAATCTGCACTCATATACTTGCGATAAATATGCTCATACATTTTTAAGATGTCTAAGTCAATGTTACGCACATAACCATTTTGGACTGTATGCCAATTACCAACGTGGTCATCTAAAAATTTGCGGTGTTCTATTTCCATAAGTTCCACATTAGTTTTGAAAGTAAAGGTGCTAACACTCCTGGTATAAATACGAACGCTATTACATCGGTACATATTGTAGGAAGTAAATATAAAGTTAAACCTGTCCAAGCTGCTAAACAACTTGTGCAACTAAAAGGCTTAAAATCTAATTTCCACTTCCTATGAAATTGGTGTATTTCTACAAAGAATATTGCAAAGCATATCGCTGCTATAATTATCATTTGCGTAATTGTTTTTTTAGTTCTCGCTTTGTTAGTTTAAGTTCCCTATGTATTGACATATAAGGTATTCCTGTAACCCTGCTAAGTTCTTTAGCGTTGCAATTATGCTTAATTGCGTACACTCGTAATAGTTCCGCTTTATACCAGTGCATCTTGGATAGTTCGTCTTCTACTTTGTTAAGCAAGTCCTCATCTCTGTCGTGTACTATTAATTCAACCTCTAAAGGTTTGCGGTATGTCCTATAAAATTGGCTTGTATTACTCTGCATCATATTAATCATTGTCCTAACCAAGTAGAACTTTAATACGTTCCGGGTGCGCATATCAATTAAACGTTCCTCGTCCATTTCGCATAGCACCTTAAATATTTCGCTTCTTAAATCTTCTCTCAGGTCTTCAGGCTGCATCTTGTCTATTGCTTCCTTTAGTTCTCGGCTTTCCCAAAGTTCTAATATGATGCTATTCTTGTTCATATTCTTTTAAGGTTAGTTTGCCGTTGTCTTCGGTCGCTATGTAACAGAAGCAATTTGCCGTCTTTGCTAAGTTTAAGAACGCTATTTGATAACTGCTAAGTTTATCTCCTATGGCTTTGGTTTCGCAATAAACCGCAACCCCTGTTTGTGTGTGAAAGCCTACTACATCTGGAACTCCTTTAAGACCTATGAAGGTGCGCCCTCTAACCGCAAGATTGTTATTGCGCCATACAAAGCACCCATTTTTATTTAGAGTTTGGATTGCTTCTTTGGTTAATTCGTTTGCGGTCATATTACAAAACTATATTAAGAAAACGATACTTTGCCAATTTTTATTTGCTCCTCAAAAAATAAAGCTACTGCAACTGCTCGAGCCTGGTTCTTTAGCCATTGCTCAGTCCACTCGTCTCGGTACTGCTTTGCACTTATGATGTCCATTTTATTAGCTTTGTAGGTAATAATCTCCATAAGTTTCTTTTTTGCAAGTGCGCCATCTTCTTTTGTCCATACCTTGATGCCTGAACTATTAAGTTTTGTAAATACGCTTAATGGGTTAAACAACCTATCAAATGTTCTATTTTCTAAAAGCTTATATTCTTGGTAACTGTAATCAATTATCTCTAAATCGGTTAAGTGTGGTATTGCTTCTACTCGTTCTTGTGGCATCATTTTTCTTACTTCGTTTGCTTTTTTCTTGTATCTATCCATTACTTGACTAAAATAAGCAGGGCTAAAGTTCTGGTAATGGTCTATAAAATCATTGGCTACCATTTGCTTAAACGCTACTTTAACTTCGTTTATTGTAAAGCCACCATACTCGGTTCTTATCCAATCCTCTAAGATTGCTAACTTAACGTCGCCAGGATTGTTAATACCTACAAGCTGCATAAGGTAAACAAGGTTTTGTTTAAATATGGTAGAGTTCAGATTGCGTACCCTCTCGCCCGAAAATGCGGTCATAATCTCTTGCTCCGTAGGAAGTAGAGTGGATAAAGTTATAGTTTTTAAGGTTTTCGAGTTCGTTTTTATCAAGCTTTCGTTGATTGTTTGTAGTTCCTTTTGCATATTGTTTAGAGTTTATTAACCAAGTATTTGCTGCGTGTGTCCAACTTTTCATAGGGTTTT